AGTTCGGCAAACCTAACGGTAATCCACGACATAACGGCGCCTGGAAAAAGGAGGAGTCGGCGAGGGGTAAGTTTGAAATGTGGATCAAGATGACCGAAAAAGAGCTGACGGAACTCTTGGAAAAGGAGAATATCGCCAGTTTTGACGAGTCCACCATTAACCTTATTTTACAGCTCCAAAAGATGACACGCCTACTACAAGAGATGGTTACGAAGTTGGAGAAAGAAAGGGATATCGAAAAGAAAATAAAACTCACCTCTTATTGCACCAACCAGCTCGAAACCATAATGATAATTACAGAGAAGCTATCTAACCAGATTTACGGTGCGCCGGTACAGAAGGTGGAGCAAACCAACATTGAGCTTAAACCGATACTGCCACCTTTGGAGGAAAAGGAGTGAGCGAACTCCGATATACAACTGCATTAGATAAAATACGCCGGATGAGGAAGCGGATCCGCATTGTTCAAGGCGGTTCCAGCTCGGCAAAGACTTTTTCTATTCTCTTGGACGAGCTAAACTATTCCCTTACTCACCCAAACAAGATTACGACTATCGTTACTGACTCGTATCCGAACTTACGCGTAGGTGCTATACGTGATTTTTTGAGGATTTGCAAGTTTACAAACGCCTCCGAGTTTGGGGTATGGAATAAGACAGACCACACATTTACGCTACCAAATGGTTCTATCTTGGAATTCTATTCTGTTGACACGATGGGCGCGCTCGGTTCCAGACGCGATAGACTCTTTGTGAACGAGGCAAATAGGATTTCCTACGAAACATTTACGCAACTCGAAATCCGTACCAAAGAACAGATTACGCTGGACTTTAACCCTATATCTGAATTCTACGCCCATACGGAGCTGATGAAACGGCCGGACGCTGATTTCATAAAGCTAACTTACAAAGACAACGAGGCACTAGATAAGAACATTGTGGACGCATTGGAAGCTAGGATTGGCGATGGCACTAGCAACTGGGCACGTGTGTACATTTTTGGCGAAATTGGCTCTCTTGAGGGCAACGTTTACGAGGGCTGGACTACGGTGGATGAGATACCGGAGGGCTACCTCTTAAAGAGATATGGCGTGGACTTCGGCTTTTCCAACGATCCAACGGCCGTGGTTGCGGTATATGAGAACGAAAAAGAGCCAAAAGAAGTCTGCCTAAAACTTATGCTCTACGAAAACAAACTACTCACACCGGACCTTATTGCTAAACTTAAAGAGTTCCCAGAGGGATTGTTCGTATGCGACTCGGCTAGACCGGAGATTATCGCAGAAATGCAGGCGAACGGATTACGCGCGATAGCGTGTAACAAGCAACCAGGCGAGAAGATGAACGGTAAAATTTACAACATTGAGTTAGTAAAACGTCGCAAGGTTTCCTATTTATCCCAAGATAAACCCCTGGAACGCGAGTATCTAACCTATGCCTGGCGTAAGAAAAAATCCACCGGCGAGAGTATGGACGAGCCAGAGGACGGCAACGATCACGCGATGGACGCAATCGCGTATGCTATTCGTGATATGGAGCGCAAGCCGATAGAATATGGGGGAGTTCGTTAAACTTGACACTCACTTCGATATAACGTCATAAAATAAGTATGGACATAATTATTAACCGTATCGCTCTCTGGCGAGCAAAAATTAACGATGACTTTACTACAAGGACTTCCGCTATTGGAACGCCCTACAAGAAGAAAGACGGCAGCGCAGCGATTGCCGATAAACCTATTTACAGATACGCAAAGACCTACACCGTAAAAGACGGCGACTCTGAACTCAAATTCTCTCTGTTTGTTAGAACGTTTTCTACTGACGCCGACAAAGCCGAGAAAGTACTTGATACCGTAGCAGAAACTATCACACCGGCGCAAGCAAGGGAGGTTATCACCAACCCTACCTACGCCGCTTTTATTTACTTAAACGAATATATGGAGGCATAAGATGGCGACACCAGTATTACCACACCCAAATATGGACTTCGTGCCACTAGATCAGTTGGCCGCAGACCAGCTAGACAATATGGTTGAGAACATTGAGTATCTTAAAACCTTTATTGCCAATAATATGTTGCAGCTCACCGTTACTACGTCCGATCCAGGGGAAGGCTCGGCACTCGCAGCAAACACCATCGTAGCCGTAGTGTAACTATAAAACCGAACAAAATAAGCCAAAAGGCCGTATTTCGCACGCATTTGTTCGGTTTTTTCTTATCGCTTGACACTCACTTCGATATGCGGAGATAAATAAAGTAGCCAAGGTCCGGTTCCGTAAGAACCAAAAGGGACGGCGAAAGGATATTAAATGAATAAAGTAAAGTCTTTAGCTCTAACCAAGACTAAAATCGCCGAAGTCGAAGGCGAGCACAGAGTTACTTTCGTTGCGTCCTCCAACAAAGAGGATCGCGATTACGAAAAGATAGAGATTGGAACTTTCCGACTTCCACTTAAAGGTGGTGGCGAAATACGCGTTGACGCTATACCAGCGGAAGGCGTAACAAACGTAGATATTCCTCTACTTACCGACCACAACCTCTGGGAAGTTGATAAGACGATCGGCTCTGTCCGCAAGGCTACCTTTACCAATAATGAGCTCATCTTTGAGTGTGGTATCTCGTCCAGAGATTACGCCCAAGATATGTTCAAGTTGATTGAGGAAGGCCATCTCGACAACGCGTTCTCTATTCAGTTCCGCGACTACGAATACAACTTTGACTCAAAGGTTGTGAGTGGCGGCGAAATTATCGAAGTTTCGCTCGTTACCCGTGGGGCCAATAAAGAAGCTCGCGTGTTAGAGGCGAAATCTACGAAAGGAGTAGAGATGGAGAACGAAACTCCAACGACAACCCCCGACGAGAAACAAGTCGAGGAAACTCCGGTTGAAACACCGGAAACCCCAACGGAAGAACCAAAAGCAGAGGAAGCTCCGGCCGAAACGCCAGAGGAAACCCCAGCAGAGGAAACTCCTGCGGAAGAAGATAATACTAACGAAGAAAAGGAAACAACCACTATGGATAAAGTTGCAAAAACTTTAGTGAAGCAACCTTCGCAGGTTGCAACCACGGCTGAAACTGGCGCCAAAGGATATCTTGGCTCCAAGAACGCTATGGCTGACTTCGGTCGCATTATAGCTGAAAACCGTGGCAACAAAATCGCGATTAAGTCCGCTTGGACCGCGAAACTTAAAGAAAAAGGTATCGGTGATGGCTTTGTATTACCAACCGCACTTGACGCCGTATTCTTTGCCACCTGGAACGACGTCGCTGCTGACGTGCTTGGCACTTTCCGCCGAAGCAATCGTAGAGCTGGCGTTGCTAACGCTTACTACGGTGATGGCGAAGCTATCCGTGCTAAAGGCCACAAGAAAGGTGAAACCAAAGCTACTCAGCAAATTTCAACCTTACACCGTGATCTTAAAGGCAAAATCCTCTACAAAATGCTCGATATTGACCTTATCGACCTTCTTGAGGACGAGGACGGCGAATTCTTGCGTTTCCGCACCGAGGAACTTGCTGCTCGCTTAAAGACCGAAGTTTACACCGGCGCTATCTTGGGTGATGGTCGTTCTGAACCACAAGGCACCGACGCTGACTATCGTGTCTTTGACGGAAGCCGTGGCCTCCACAGCATTGTTGCCGACCTTAACGGTTCTAGCGTTGCTAACAGCTACGCGTCCTTCGTGGCCTCCACGATTGCCAACAACGCTGGTGATGACACCTACAAGAAAATTGTTAAAACCCTCCGTGCTATTAAGCCGACCGCGTTTACTGTTAATACCCCAATTAACAAGGTTATCGTGATGGATCCAACCGACCTCACCGACCTTATGCTTGCAGAGGACGAAAACGGCCGCTTGCTATTCCAGCCTGGTACCGACTTCGAGAAGGTATTCCGCGCAAAGATCGTGGAACTCGAAGGTATCAAGGCCGCTGGTTACGACGTTATCGCCTATGCAAACCAGGGTTACACCTTGCTTGGTACTGACGATATGGTCCGCACCGACTTCGATATCAAGACCAACAAAGACTATATGCTCGTCGAGCGTCTAGTTTCTGGCTCTCTTGAGGGCTCGAAGGTTGCTGCTGGCTACAAGTCCGCAGGTGCAAGCGCTTAATTTAGAAAGGAAATGACCGGATGACAAACTCAAATGAACTTATCACGAAAGAGAAAATGGGCTCGTTGCTCGGTCGTGCCTTGACTAAAGTTGAGTCTGGAAACTATTCAACGTACTTTAAAATAGCCCAGGAACGGTTGGAGGACCTGCTTTGTGTAGAACTCAAAGCTCCCCTCCAGCCAGGGCTGGAACTTCTGCTCGCGCGTTGTTTTGCCACCATAGGCCAAGAACAGGAGCAAGTCAAACGTGCCGGTATCAAGTCCAAAAAGATTGAGGACTATTCGGTAGCGTATGACGAAAGTATTACCTCTCCTATGGAGGCCTTTGTAAAGCAGAACGACGCCGCGCTGGAAAAGTATTCAGAGTGCCAAGCTGGTATTAGGCACGGGAAGGTTTGCTATGGAAACGGTATTCGATCTATTTACCTCCGATAACTACGAGTATCTACAAGTAGATAGAGGGACGGTAGAAGGTAACAAGATTACCAAGACCATAGAACACCAGGGCGTGTTTAAGTTACGTAGTGGGATGGTGCAAGGCGACAGAGAGGTTGAAAAATCCGACGCTACCTTGCACGTCCACCCAGAGGATTACGAGGGTATCTCACCGGATAAACTGGTTGGGAACGGGATACGCTACAAAGGCGTAAACTATCGTATCGCTGGCGTAACCGAAGGCAAGGACTTTGATACTGGCGAGGTTGAGTTTTATCGGCTCACTCTTGAAAAAGAGCAACAGACAGACGAGGAGGATTTTATCTAATGTCTGTTACCTCGGTTGGCGAAGTAAAAGTATCCGTTAAGGTGGAGGAACATATAAGCGACAGCCTTAAATTCTTAAAGGTAAACGTTCGCAATTCCCTCCGCGCTATGGCAGAGGCGACACTCCAGCGCTCTCGTATGTTAGCACCAGAGCTTACCGGCTCGCTTAAAGCAGACGGTAGGGTTGAGGAAGCAGGCGAGAACGTGCTTGAAGTGTCCGTGGCTTATGGTAGTCCGGCCGTGCCTTATGCCAGGCGACGGCACTTTGAAAACAATCTGCACCCAGATACGAAATACTATCTACAAAACGCCGGTGATACGGTCGCGAAGGAAGGGATTAACAAATACTTATGATTACGCTATCACTATTAAAGTTTTTAGAAAATAATGGCTTTGGCAAAATCGACAAGGATTTGTTTTGGCAGAAGTTAGGGCTTGGCAAAGATGGTATCTATATCGTTAGCATAGGGCAGGCTTCGTCTAAATTTAGGCGGCGCGTCCAACGCTACGAGCTTTATTCAAGAGCCGAAACAGACCTCAAAGCCTTAAAACAGTTAGAGGCTGTGGCAGATTTCTTGAGTAAGGTGGAAACCTACGATACCTGCGAATTGCCAGCCGTACCGAAGTATGGAATAGAAAATAGCTATCGCAATATCACTATTTCGCCAGTTTCTACACCGACGAGAGTTGGCGAGGATACAAAAGGCCGGATTATCTGGTCGGTGTCGGGAACAATAAGTTATTAAAAGAAAGGAAAACAATGGATCAAGCTCCTACTTATATGGGTGGTAAAGTCGAATTAGCGATTGGTACCACCGTAATTGGCCCAGAGTTTCTTGGTGATATTACGCCAAACTTTGCAGAGGGCACCCTCTCTACAACCTCACAGGCCGGTGTTATCACTAGACCATCTGGGAAACTAGAAACTGCACAGCTAGAAGGTAACTACATTTTGCCTTCTATGGACGCGCTTAAAGTTCTCTACGAGGATCTTTACGAGGAACCTCTAACAGATGACTTGCTTGGGCGTATCCGTATTGGTGGTGGTACTTGTGCTACCAAGACTCCAAAGGTTGTTAACGTCCACTTTACTTGCGATCCTAACTCCGACAATGACTTGCATATCTTTGCCGGTTTGACGCAGCTTAACTTGAACTACACCTATGGAACTGATGGGAATATCGTGGTGCCATTTACGATTTTCGCACAGCCGACTTCCGAAGGCTATGCAACCGTTGGTGCTGGCGACCTTACGCAGAAAACGCTTTGGGACGCCTCTACGCAGCAATTCGTTCCGGTGCCTGTCAGCGCTTAACAATCCAAAAACAGAAGTCCCTCTTTATAGAGGGATTTTTGTTAGTAATAAGTTACGTTCTCTACCTTATAGCTAGAGCCAGAAGTGCCACTACAAACCGCCTCAAACGACCACGTAGTGCCGTTCGTGAGATAGTTTTGGTTGGCAATACAGGAGCCGGTTTTTACGTCGCCATTATAGAGCCCGAAGTCTATGGCAATATACGACAAGTCTTTGCCGGTATAGTTTACAGCTCGTCCGTAGATATGACCGTAGCCATATTGGGAGTTGAATTCGGTATTATCTACCTTTATGCAAACGAGAGCGTCGCATAGTTCATCGTCTGATTGGAGGC